TGCGATGATTGGATTAATTCTATTAGAATATAATCTATCTCTTGCATCTTGACCTGGGTTAAATGCAAGTTTCACAGCAAAGTTTAGAGAACCTCTACTTGTTCCTGCTGGTGAGAACCATGGGAACTGATCTCTATCGGTTCTTACACATAAACCTGCTACGTCATTTGAGCAAGGAATATATGCAAATCTCTTGTTAAAGCGATCATAAACGTACTGGTAACCACTATTAAATACAACATAGGATGATGAAGTAAGTGGAGCAAAGAAACCTAAAACGTTTGTTAGTTGTGTGCTTTCACTTGTAACGTTTACAACGCTATCTCTGTTAGGAGAAATAAATGCTACACAATCTTTACGACCTTCACAGATTGAAATTAGTTTATTTGCTTTTGCTTGCTCTTCTTCCTTAGACTTAGAAGCACTACCCTGTAGTAAGAACCTAATATCGCTATTTACAGGATCCGATAGTTTATCATATGCAGTTAAAAGATCACCAAGTGGAGCATCATAGTAACCAACTCCTAGGTAGTCTTTACCGTTAGTTAGTCTATAAGAAGCATTACCTAGTGAAGCGAATGTAATGCTTTGAGCATTTTGACCCCAAGCACTTGCTGCAGCAGTAATTGGAACAACTCCACTGCTAAATCCAGATGGACGTGATCTTGTTCCCCAATAAGCATCAGTTGAGTTTACTGGAGATAGACCAGCATAAACATATTGAGAATTTTCTGCAAGATAATCTTTATAGTATACTGATTTCTGTGGAGAAATTTCAGCATCTTTTGCCTTTGAAAGATTACCAAACTTCTCTAAGATTGCTCCTACAGTTCCAGTTACAGATCCTGAAGCATCAATAACTACAACGTTTAGACCATCATTGCGTCCACTTCTTTGGGAGACATATGAGTTTGTTCCTGGTTTTGCAAGAACCGATCTCCAAGATAGTGTAATTGCATCAGATCCACCATCAGCAACACTGGTTAGAACATTCTGCTGATCGTACCAGTCGGTTAGTGCTTTACCACCAGTCATGATACCAACGTCACCGATGGTAGCAGATGAGAAACCAATATTGGCAGTTGTGAACTGATATAGTGAATTTGCTTGATAATCAACTGAAGTTTCTGTTCCGCTGACAACGTAACTTACAACTTTAACATCAACAGAACTTGCACCAACACCAGTAACAACACCTTTTAGATATCCACTTGCTGCTGCAGTTGTACCGATACCGATTGATACACCACTTAATGCTTGAGTTACTGCATAACCAACTTGAATTCCATGGGAACCAGTAGTAACACCAGTGGTTACAACCATTGTGGTTGAGATACCAGAAATTCTTTGGTCTGCAGAAGCGTCAATTACGCAAACTTTAATATTCTCCGCCCAGTTTCCTGGGTTCTTTGCTGCCCAGTAGAAAGAACTATCAGAAGTATGATTGTTATTGTAGTCATCAAAGTTATCAACACGCAGAGTTGTTGTTGATGCAATGCCAACTCCAGCATTAGCATTACATAGTTCTCCACCACCTGCTCTGACTACATCTAACTGTCCACCATATGATAGGAAGTTCGATGCTGCGTACCAACTTTCGTAGTGGTAATCAGTTAGACCAGCACCAGGTCCACCAAAAACTTCTACTAATTCCTTTTCATTTGTAACTCGTACAATTTCATTTACAGGACCTTTTTTAAAAGGTGCTGCAATACCTGCAGCGACGTTTAGTGTTGCATTTACGCCGCCACGGGTTAGATCTACCTCTCTTACACGAATACCTGGAGATGCTAACTGAAGTGCCATTCTAAACTCCCTGCAGTAACCCTAATTTTAGACTAAAATTATTTATAAATTCCTGAAATCAATGATATTCCCACATGTAAGACCTATCTCCATATTCATCAAGTTTCCATACATCACCATTCTTATCTAATTCTCCTTCCAGTGCATCTAATCCATCACTTACAAATCCAAATGGTGACATGTCTTGTTCAATTTGATTTTTCTGTTCTTCATAGATACGCTTACGAACATCCTGATCCGTCATTTCTTTGAAGTAATCTTGAGCAACTAACCAAGAAAAGATAACAAGACACATTGCCAAATCATCATTACATCCTTCCTCAGCTTCAAATGATTGTTTTCGTTGAATAAATGTTGTCAACTCGCTAATTGTATCGTAATCTGTTATGATAAGTTTATCATCTTCAATCAAAGTTTTTAGGTTTGAGCATCCTACTTTCTTTGTAGTCGAACTCATCTTCACTCCAAGTTGAGTTTTCTTTCCAGAAAATCCAGTACCAACAATTTGTCCAGCACGTCCACGCATTGAACACATCAACATATTTTCATATTCAAGATCAAAGTTCAAAATTGAAGCAACTTGATCCCCAATGTCATTGACTTCACACAGTATATAAGCATTGTTATATGCTCTTGCAACTTCTTCAATGACCGATGGGAATAGCATAGGTTTGATTTCATTATTCCTATACTTAGCAACAACTTTATATGGGAATGTCGTAATATCAAATACTACAAAAGCAGAGTAATCTTTTGATACTCCACGAGCAACGTCAACAGTTATAATATAATCTCGTATTTCATCTGGTTCATTATAAACACATAGACTTCCATTATTTTTTACAGGATCATCATAAACCATCGCTTTGAGCTTAGATGGTGTAATCAAAGTATCAACAGAACCTAAAAATTCGCACTCAAATTCTGTTTTGAACTGTTGTTCAGAAGTGTTTGCAATAGTTTGTGCTTTCCATTTAGTATCCCTACCAGGAACTTCGGACCAGTGAACTTCAGTAGGAATATATTCATTCTTTTCTCTTTCTGCATCATGCCACATTCGGTAGAAATGGTTCATACCATGTGGAGTAGAAACAATAATTACCTTTGTAGATTTACCAGAGGAAATAGTAGGATAGACAGAAGCGAAGAACTCGTCAGCAATATGATTAGGAATGAACGCAAATTCGTCCAAGAAGATGATATTATAAGAACCACCACGTACCGCAGAGGCAGAAGTAGAAGCAGCAATAATCTTTGAACCATTTTCTAACTCCATAGATCGTTTGTTCCAAGCAATAATGCCTTGTTGCATCCACTTTGGTAAATTCTCATAAGCAAGTTGTAGTCTGCTTAATAGATCACCTGCAGTGGAAGCTTTGTTTGCTAGAATTGCAATATTTACGTTGTCATTAAAAACAGCATAATGTAACAGATAAGATACTACAGTGGTAGATTTACCAGTCTGTCTAGGCATCTTACATATATTGAAACGACGAGCATGGAAATTTCTAATGAGTTTTTCCTGAAAAGGATACATCTCAAAAGGAACTAGACCATGATCAAGAGAAACAATTTTGATATAATTCCTAGCAAAATATACTGGGTCTTGTTTACATTTGAGGAACTCAAGAATTTGTTCCTCAGTAAATTCAATCGGAGTATTTGCTTTTTTTAGATTAGGATTACCAAGATAAATGTCAAGTGCCATAAATTATTAGCATTTCCACTTTCTTAGTGCTAGTGCTTTTCTTGTTGGACGCCCCTTTTCATCTTTCATTGGACCAGGCATTCCACCCATGCGAGCACAGAATGACTTCTTACGTGGACCACCACCAGGTTGGGGTGGTTTTAAATCTGACCCAGGATTTTCTGCCTCGTAAGATTTGCGTCCTTTTTCGTTAAGTCCACCTGTTTTGTTCTTACCTTCTTTACGTTGCCACGCTGCGACTTCGTTTACTGTTTCGTTCTCATTGCTGAAGCTATTGTTAGAGATCTGCCTAAAATCACTAAAAGTAAGTAGTTCTCTTGTCTCGTCATAACTCTCCTTTGCAGAAGTTTTCCATCCACCGCCTTTGGATTTGTACCATTTGGCAGCCCATCCATTAGCATAAGCGGATGGATAAACATCGAACTTTGCTCTTGCCTGTGACTTTGCTCTTGACCATAGAGAAGGATTGGTAGGAACATTCTTTTCCATAATGTATTCTTCTCTTGGTTCATACATCGAAGAAAACCCACCAACCGTAGTCCTTACTGCAGACTTTACAGTTTGACCTGCTTTTTTTAGTCCCTTTTTCCATTCTGGTTCTGGGGGTTTTTTAGTTGCTAGTGGTGGTTTTTTAACGTCAGATGCTGCTTGTCCAACTACTGTTTGTGCAGCATCTTTAGCAGCATCTTTAACTTTCGATCCTACTGCTTTTGCTCCAGATTTTACTGCTTGCCCTGCTTTTGCAACACCTTGTCCAATTCTTGATACTGCTGCAACTCCTCGTATGATAGGTGCAGCAAGTGCAATCATTTCATCAAGTTCTGTTTCTTCAGGAACACAGTTAGGAACCATTCTGTTTCCTTTCTTCTTCAATCCAACTTGCTTATATCCTTTCCAGCAAGCTTCCATAAACTCTTCTGGAGTTTGTTCTTTCATACACTTGGGTTTTTTACCTGCTTTCTTCATATTGATCGCAATCGCTGCTTGCTGTGCTGCGTTTGCTGCTTCTTTAATTTTATTTGATGACATGATTGGTTTTCCTCCTTTTCCTGAACGGTCTGCTACTGGATCTTCTCTACGTTTTCTTTTGACTGCGGCAGCAATTTGATTTTTAGACATTTTTGCTGCTTTTTCTTTCGATAAACATTTTGGTTTTGGTTCACCAGGTTCACGAGCACATTTACCAATTCTTTCACCTTTAGTATTATATCTATCCCATCCACCACCACCTGCGCCACCTTCATCACCAGTACCAAACCAGGTTCTTAAATCTTCTTTCATTGATGATGCAGCAGCATCCATATTATGATCAGT